ATCAATGTGTGTACCAGAATTTGAGATAAAGTTAATATCTGCTAGTGATTGGTAGGCGTCTACATGGTCTTCTCTAGATATAAACAACCTATCGCCGGATGGGTGTTGACTTGTAGAGAAAACGCCGTAGCAGCCACTTTGTTTAATTATGGAAACAGATTCGTCACCAAGAAGTCTATTTCCTTGGAAATGATTGCCGGAAGTAACCTCTATACTAATATTAGATTGCCACCTAGACCTAGAATAGTGAGTATCCTGCTCTAAGCATGTTATGTTTGGATCTGCGTTTCTGAATAATAGTTTATAATCTCTTCTGTAGTCATAACCGCTAGAATGTACCTCAAGGCCAGCTCCGTCTAAACCTTCATCTGTCAAGAAACCACAAAAAGCGTCACCAAGAAGATCATCACCACAAAGGCCGCTACTTGCTAGATGTAGCGTTTTACAGTCGTAAGAGCATACATCCACCTCAACAATGTTTATATCATTACAGTAAAATCTACCGCTAACAACGACATCGTTAAAATAACCATCCCACAGCAACCTATTTGTGCCATCGTCGTAACCAAGGCTGTAGGAACCATCTTCAGAGGGTACAATGTTGCCATTAACAGTGACCAAACCCTGATTACCAGACGGTGTAGAAGTCCCAATGCCGACATAGCCACCGCTAAAGTAAACCTTTTCGTTAATAGATTCCCAAGAGAAATTAGAATTACCTAGATTGAAAGAATCGTTATGCGATGGGGCAATATCACCAGAAACCTGAAGAGCGCCATAGCCATGAAGGTTTCTAATACCAATAGCTAGTTTTCTGTCGAGGGTATCGCCATATAGAAGAGGTAAAGCTCCAGAAACTTCTGCTAAGTCTGGACATGTGTAATCAGAGTCTATTGGGTCAATACCAAGATAGAATTTATAATTTTCGCCGGTTGGTATATGGCTACCAGCTCCATGACCGATAGCTATATTGAAAGAGCCTGTCCTGAGTGACTGTAAAGATAGTGAGCCGATAGCCGTATTTCCAGAACCGGTGGTGGTTCCAGCTATAGAATTAAAACCAACAGCCGTATTGTAATCACCTCTTAGGCTGCAACCAAGAGAATGAGAGCCAACAGCTGTATTTTTTTCGCCATCATAGTTGGCGCCAAGAGCATAATAACCAAAAGCTGAATTATCTACACTTGACCTTCCAGCAAATTTTAATTTACCTAACGCTAGTTCACCAGCAATTGTAGTTCTTGTATCTGGTGTGGCAAAGTTAGCGCTTACTATCTCACTACCATCAGTAAACAGATGGACAGAATCAACCAAATCTCTTAGGGAAATTCTAAGATCCTGCGGAGAGATAAGCTGTGTAGAGTTGTCTTGGAGGAGACTATTCATCTTCTCCAGATAATCAGATTTTGATAATATCATGGCGACACCTATACTTAGTTAAATTTAATTTGAAGTGTTGAAGTGTCAAACTTCACAGTGTCACCAGTGTAAATAATCCTTGGGTTGTCTAAAGCGGCATACATGAGAAGGTTTCCGGTACCATACTCTCCAGAGTCTACAATGGCAATGCCAGATACCCACCCCCAATCAACAAGCGCGGCGCTTCCATCACCCTCGTCGAATAAAAATGAAGAAGCGTTTTTTATAAGTCCGCTACCGGCAGCATGATCTTCAAGATTATACTCCCATTTTGAGCTTCCAACGCTTGATGGATCACCAAGATCAATTCTTCTATAGCCAGTATCGTTTCCTGCTGCGTCACCAGATGGCAGCTCTGGTAAAGTGCCTCCAAGGTATTGCGCGTTGCCGTCGCAAGATTCAGCTGGCACACCGGAACATAAAGCGATAGCGATATTTGCTGGCTTTGCAAACGTTTCACCCCTAAAAAGGTGGTGGAGCAGACCTGATTCTAAATAGTCAGATAAAGAAGCCATGTATTTTTACCTCCTAAAAGTCCTTTAATGAGACTGTGATTACACCCTATTATACACAAAAAAAGAGCCATTCCCAATATTATCAGGAATGACTCTTTATTATTCAGACTGTCAAGGGCGATTAGAACGAGCCTAAGATAATTCTTCTATTATCTAGGACTGCAAAGCCAAGTTCAGCCCAGCCATAGTAGCCAGCACGCTGTTGTCTGTGAAGCGCAGGATCTTCAAAGACTTGCATTTGCTGCTTCATTGGCATGATGAAGCTGTCGTTTGCGCCTTGGTCAAGCCCAACAACCAATTCAAGGTCAGCAGCCTGAACGCTACCGCCAAGCCCGTCAGTGAAGAAAGTCTGGTATTCCTGACCTTCTCCAAGCTCGTCGAGATCGCGGAGGTTAACACCAAAGACGCGAGTGATGGGAGCGCCACCTTCGCTTGCGGTGTAGATCTCACGACGAGTTACCTCGTCAACCTGATCAAGACCCCAGTTACGCACATCTTCCAGAGCTTCTGGCGAAACGTAAAGGTCTGTCAAGCGTCCGCGATTTGCAGAACCTGTGTTACCACCAGCGTTACGACGCATGGTAGTCTGCATTAAAGAGACGAGTCTCTTGCTGAACAAGCCAGCGGTTGCATCACCATCGTATACCAAGATGTTACGATCAACACCAGCAGCCAAAATGGTGTGCCAGCCATCGTCGTTCATCTTCTTGGTGAAACCAGCTTCGAGAGCCTGCATAGCGCGAGCCACAATATCCCAACGAGCCTCACGAGCATAACGAAGCAAGAAATCAATCGAGCTAGTGATGCTGTAAGTAGGAATGGTGACGTAATCGCTTTCGACCGCTCGTTCTGGGATACGACCGTGACCGGGATTGGTGTAAGCGATATGCTCACCTTCAAGTCCCGGAGAAATTAAATCGAGAGGGTACTCTGTGGAAGCTCCCGGCTCGACATTAATAGTCTCGAAGATGTCTCCGAGAATATTACCAATAAGAACACCCTTACGCAAAGGAAGTTCTAAAGCTTTAGCGAATTCTCGCTGTGCTGCATAAGCAACGTTCTGATCGCTGTCGCCAGATTTTCTGAGCAGCGAGATGAATTCATCACTTGGTCTTTCAGTTTGCATTATTAATCTCCTTTAAGTTAGGGCGTATCAAGAGCCGTAGGTGTTAGGAAGGTTGACATAAACCTTTGCATATCCATCGGCGTCCTTGCTGGACATAAAACGTCCAATAGCAAGCTCACCAGACTGAGCAGCAAAAGTTGTTCCGTTACAAATACTTCCAACCGAAGTCGAAGAAGCAAAAGCCAAATCACCGGCCTTTGGATTACCTTCAACATTGCTGGTAACAACCCAACCGCGCGTCAAGACAGTAACTTTACCGCCCTTTTGAACTTCATCCTTATATTGATTAAGGTGAGTTCTGGTTAAGTCCTTATTAACAACGTCATTCAGCAAAATACCAACCGGGACGCTTGTGGCGGTCGCGGCTGCATACTTCACCAAGTTTTCGCCCTGATCCAATGCTGCGCCAGAAGCGCCAGCAACAGCAGCTGCATCTAAAACAACAACTCCACCACGAGTGGCAGTGCCTTCGTTGTAGAAAAAGCTGATGTCAGTAGATTCTTCATATCTATCTAATTTAAGAGCCATAGTTCAGTTCTCCTTGTTCATTTGTTAGAAAGTACATGGTTTGTGAGCCAATCAGCAACACTAGCTCTCGTTGCTTCAACAGGATCGAACTCGTCAGCTTCTACCAAAGCAGCTTCAGATGTTTCGACTTCCTCGAAAGCCTCTTGATTAAGTTCAGCTTCAGCTTCTTCTTCATCGGCTTTAGCTTCTTTTTCTTTTTTCTTCTTTTCGATAGCTTCCTTTACTTCGGGAGGCATACCGGCTTCTGCTTCGTCTTTTTTCTTTTCCTTCTTTTTGCCGTACATAGCGACGACAGTATCAAAGGCTTCATCTTCAAGAGCATCAAAAGCAGCAAGAGTTGCTTCTACATCTTCTTGCTCAAAACCAGCCTCGATAAGAGCGGCTTTGCGCTTCTCCATCTTCTCTTTCTTCTTCATCTCATCCATGTGTTCTTTCGCTTGAGCGAGTTGTTCATTGGATTGAGTCAAAGCGTCTTCGAGTTCAGCAATGCGTGCCTGAGTAGACTTGACAAGCTCATTAAGCTCATCAATAGTCGCCTTGCTTTCTTCGGCGGCAGTTTCAAAAGCCTCAATCTGCGAAGCAAATTCTTTTTCTTTAGCTTCTTCGACTTTAGCTTTAATAGCTTCGTTTTCAGCCTTAGCTTCTGCAAGCTGAGTCTGAACGTCAGCCAACTGCTTTTCTAACAGCGTGTTATCTGACATATTTACATCTCCTATTGAAAGTTTAGAGTTACAATCTTCTAAATCAAATTTTACGTTTGCTGATGTGTTTCCACTTAGAATTATACTTCTGGAATTAGCTGGTTTTTCTACCAAGCCTTTTCCTGAAAATGATATATTTCTTAGCGCCCTACCTACCTTATACCCTTCATATTCTCCGGTTCCACCATAAGATCTCAAGTGTTTAGTTAAAAATGCTGATTCATCGCTTCTCGCTAAAATTTTACCAACACCATCTTCACCAGTAAGGGCATAATCAAAACCGGCAAATAGGCACTCCATAGAAACGAACCATTTGCCTTCTTTGATCTCGGCAATGATTCGCTGCATCCTTTCCCTATTCTCATCGTTGGTCCAACTATTATAAAGCACAGCTTGTGTGATAATGTCAAACTCATCTGGCTTGGCATTGTCGTCATCAGCAACAGCTTTACCGTCTTTTGTTAAGACGTAACTTCCAGTTATGTGTCCTATAATGTCATTCTCGTTGTGCATAAAATTGAACTGCTTGTCTTCTGGGGTATTTCTAGCAGCCCAAGTAGCGTCTGATAAAAAGACATCATCGTTCTTGTTCCAACCGGTAGATACAAGAACTGACTCTAAATAGTAAAGGTCTATTTGGTCTTTGTTTTCTGCCACTACTCTTTCAAGAACTTCTTTATCAGAGATCACTTCTTTAGCGACCGCTAACTCGCCCTTTTTGACAGTAGCTTCAGAGCAATACGCAACACTGGCGGTACTCTTAATGAGATCGCCAATGCCGTCTTCGATTTCTTTTTGATATATTTTTATGCTCATATTTTTTACCTCAGTGGTTTATACACAAAAAAAAGAAAAAAATCAAAAAAGGCTTAAAACTGGCCGAGTAAATACTCAACATAGACCCCAATGAGCTTCTTCTTGTAAGAATTAATTGGTAGTTCAGAAGCTGAGACTTTGTTTGTTTTTAATAGGTTTTTTAATTCTATAGGGGTATTTTTAATATTGTTGATAGCTTCTGCTACAATAGTTTCATCTACATCCTTTAGTATTTCAAGACTTGCAAGGGTTTGAACTTTTAAATTTTCTAGATCACAGATCTGATCTTTCGTTAACTGTCTAAGGTTTTTCTTTGCGTTGATAGCAAGGTAAGCCTTGTTTATAGTATCAGAAACAACATCGAAAGTTTCACTGGTCCAAGATACAAGTTCAGCAACTCCGGGTTTTGATCGAGGTGTGTCAACCCTTTTCTTTCTTGGTCCATCGTCCTGTTTGAGCGGAGGTCTTCCGTTGTCATTTTTAGGGGTCTGTTTAGATTCCTGAGCTTGCTTGTTGAGTTCTCCCTGACGGTCAATCTTCTCCATGTCCTGCTTATGATTAGCGTTATGGAAAGGGCTAGCCTTGTCTGGAAGGTCTGGATTTACCCTATCTTTTTGCTCTCTTTTTAGTCTCATTTTTTCTACGCTTGGAATTTCTTTAAATCTCTCAAGGATCGTTTCATGAGATATAATATCCCTATCTGCAAGCTGAATCAGAAGGTTCTTTTCAGCAGACTCGTCAGATAAGCTCATTTGGTCAAATGTAATATGGGCTGGCTTTCTAAAGCCCATAGCTTTTCTAATGTATTCAATTTCAGCCTCCCAGAACTTAGCAAGTTGATCACGACCGTATTGTAATCTTTCTACAAGTGTTTTTAGCGAGATAAAGTTGTTAGTAAAACCACCGCTCTGGCCAACAGCACCAGTTAGGGTTGGAGGAACACCTAGACCAGCGTAGATGCTATTGAGTACAGACGTATATTTCTCAGAGCCTAAAAATTTGTATACCTGACTGTTGGACTCAGTATAAGAAAGTTCTGGACCCCAGACTAATTCCATAGTGCCTCCACCAACATTGCTAGCTAAGATATTGCGAAGCTTGTTGATAGCTGCTCTATTAGGGAGAATCTTATGGTCAAGACTACCAAGAGTCCATAGTCTAATGTTGGAGATAGCGCCATCAAGAGCAGATAAGTCAGCAAGTCTCATCTTTTCTAGCATTATAATATCATCGAGAATTGCATAAGTAAGAGGATGCGCCCACTGCTGCCAGTCGTCTTTTTTATAGTAGAATACGCTTAACCTATCTTCTTCTAGCGCGATCTTCTTTTTGCCGCTCTGTATAGCGTTCTTCACGTTAGGGGGTAGGCTCTCCATCATTTTCTTTGGAACGCCACCGTCTTTAAAGTTATCAAAAAATGTCTGCGCGGTAAGCTCGTAATTCTTCACTCCAAGAAAAAGATTTACTGCGCCATCCTTGTAGTCTATGTTCATTGGATTTAGAAAATTATATCTCCAAGGAACAACGTTCTGATCAATATTTGGAACTTCTAAGGTGATGTCTTTGGCTAAAGACTTGACGTATGTGGTGATTTCTGGTGTGATACTAGCATAGCTTTTGTATACGAAAACTTGACCAGTTCTGTAAAGGTTGTTTAGGAATCTTTCAGATCTCTCTTTACCGTTACACTTTTTAAACCACTGTTGGTAAAACTTCTCTACACTTTTGTTCTCATGAACAATATTTATACCTTGACTACCAAAGTCTCCCATGAGATCAATAACATTGCGAACAATTCCAACTTTATCATAAGCATCCATGCACATTTTTATGATACGCTTGGACCTTCTTGGAACCTGCTCTTCTGGCCTAAAGGCGTAGTAATCTTGGCTAGTAAAGCTGGGCCTTACGGATCTATTTGGTTCAATATCCAAATACTCTCTATGGTAAGCCTTAGAAACGCCCTCGTAAGCCTCTTGAGCCGAAGAAAACTCTTCAAACGCTCTAGCCTTACCGGCAGCGTCGGCGTCGTTCCAAGTTATAAGCGATTCTCTGGGGTCTTTAGTCATTTTGATTCCTATGCAATGAATTCAAATGGATTTAGAATGTCTACTATAGTATACACAAATCTCGTGAAAATCAGTAAATATCACTTACGGAATCTGTAAACCAATTGGGACCGCTATACAGGTCGCCTTTCTTGTCTACCTTTTCGACTGTAGCAAAACCGCCATAGAAATTATAGACGCTGGCCTCTGGTAGTCTAGCGAGCGTTCTAGCGGCCATATTAGCCATTAATAGTGCGGAGTAACGGTCTTTTCTGAGTTTACCCTTCTTGCCTGTCCCGATAACAGTCTCTGGCGTGTCCCACTTATCTCGACCTGTATTCGTTTGTGTAATCTGGATCATGGCTAATTCGTCTTTAAGATCTTCTATCTCCATAACACACTGTTCTAGGGTGTCAAAGGTTCTGCCTTTTAGTTCATCTTCTATTTCTGAAAGACCAAGACTTATGGAATCGAACATAGGAAATAATAGTGCCTTATCTTCAAAATCTTTTCGCATACCATGATTAGCCTCTGCCAACCAGTCATACTTAGAGAACTGACACATCTCAAGGATATGTAAGCCTTTTTGATCATCTGTGTCTTTTGGTTTATCTTCGTCTATTGTTGGCCATATTGCAACTTCGCCGTCTTTTATCTTGTCTTGATCGTGCAAAGACTCCATGACGGCAATGCCGCCACCGCCAGCGTCCATAGCGATATGAATACATGGAAATATCTTCATTAGATCTCTAATTTTTCTAGCGCAATAGGCATAAAAATCAGATTCTGAAGAGTATCCACTCTTGACCTTTTCTTTATGCTGCTCTCTGTTCGTTGTCCAGCAGTGAACAATTCGTCTGTGATCTTTGTTGACTTCTATTACAACGATGCTAAAGTTGTCAACCTCAGAAGCGGGGTCAACACCAAATATATAATGCTTTTTAAGATCTCCACGTAGTTGAGCTTGGAAGATAATATCTTTACCTTCACTATCTTTAACTGGATCTTTTTCGTTAGCAACACAAGCCTCAATCAGTGTACGCTTAAAGAAGCCCTGAGAATCGCGTGTAAAGCACGCTCCGAACTCCATTTGATAAATACCAGCATGGACCGTTGCCTTCGATCTAGCGACCTGTGAGGCGTCCATAAAGCCTTCTGGTAAAAGCTCGTAAGGAATACGTATAATTGAATAATCTTTCCAGTTAAAATCCTTTGGTGGGTCTTCTCCAAAGATATCTCGTAACCTACTTTGCTTTCCTTGGCTTTTGATTATAGATTTCCACTTTTTCCAATATTCAGCAAAATGATTGAAGTCATAATAGGCAGTACCGCTAAGGATAATTTGGTTGTCTTTTTTCTCTATGACTGCATCTGATTCTTCTTCTGTTATTATACCAAGCTCCTCTGCCTTTTTTTTGGCAGCTAATCTTTTAACGTTTTCTATAGGATCAGAGCTAACAGCAGCAAAACCGGCAACAACAGTTTCAAAGATATCCCTTGGAATAGAAGCAAATTCATCACTAATAATATCGTTAGCTCTCTGGCCCCTAATTTTTTGTCCGTCTCCAAGAGGGAGGCAAGTGACGCGAGAACCATTGATACGCATAACGCAGCGATCAACATCTCGTCTTGGTCCACTGTTTGCATCGCACATACTCCTTAGTACGGGAGAATTATTCCAAATAGTCTCCATATACTCAAACAAAACTTTAGACTGTCTAAACGCAGCCCCTACCACAACAACTTTACGCTCTGGTAGAATGAGGGCGCGAATCATAGAATATAGAGACAAGATAAACGATTTGCCGAAACCACGGCTTGCGATAAGCATGGGAAATCTTCTGTTCCACATTTCGCAAAGGAATAAAGCTTGAGATGGTAATATATTTATATTGAATACGTGTTTGCATAGGAAGGAGAAATACTCTGGTCTAGTCATCAGCCAGAGCATCCTATAGTGAAAATCGTCTTCTCTAAAGTTGACCACTGAGAACGGATTGAATAACTGGTCATCTTGTACGTCTAGGTTAAGCCAAGCTTCGTCTATTTTCTTTAGATCGCTCATTTTAGGTTGTCTATGTCCTTACATTTTCTGGTATCGAGAACACAATCTGCAAGACCATAGTACACGGCTTCGTTAGCCTCCATGAACCAGTCTCCATCTTTGAGTTTTCTTTTAAGATAATTCTTTACTTTTTCAAATTCTGGTTCATTGTAATGCTCTTTAAAGTATTTACCCCTCATACACTGCTCTGTATAGATATTTAGCATGGCATCTGTCATTTTCTTTTCAAACGCTGCACCTTTTTGTACATCTAAATAATTGCCTGAATATCCAGAAGAACCAAAATGACACATGAAATAGGAGTTAGGCGTCATGACCCTGTTATCTGCCGCTTGTAGTATGATGCTACTCATAGACTCTGCTTGTCCGTACACTACGATTGTTACATACGACTTGCAAAGAGATATGGAGTCATATATGGCCATGCCATCATTCCAATTACCACCTATACTGTGCATATGGACTATGATAGGCTCGTTTGACATGATATCTAACATTCTAATATTCTTATAGAATGTAGTACTCATTCTATAATCAACGCCGGGATCTTCGTCTGAGTTTGCAATGTAAGAGTGTAGATATAACTCTCTATTCTTATAATCAATTCCGTAAGACTGAATATCGCCCACTAGTTCAGAATTCATCATAATCTCCTACTGGTATAATTCGTTAACCCTTTTGATTAAACTAAGAACGGCCCACTTTGCGTTCTTTTTTGAATCACAAAACATAACATGTATACCATGCTTCATTTGAAATTCCATTATCATTTTTAACATAAATCTATTTGTAACTTTAAGCTTTCCCCAGTCAGATTCTGGAATACCTGACCCTTCTGGGAAATTCATAAGATCTGATAAGGAAAATTCAAACACCATGTATCTGTGTGGTATTTTTTCCATCCTTTCTATCTCTCTCATGAATCTTGCTTGGTCATGACCGATATTATTTGCAAATTCTACAACGCTAGCTTTTCTTTCAATACATAGTTTATCCTCAAGACCAACTATACTATAATCTCCGGTGTCTAGCTTTTGAGTAACCATACCTTTGCAGGTATGATACCTAGAGCTACTAGGCTCAAACGAATAACCTTCTTGCTCTCTTGTGTCTTTGATAATTATGAATGGTTTTGCTTTAGCCATGTTTTCCCCTTATTATTTCTAGAAATAACCCTTCGTATTGCTCTTCGTGACCGTTAACTTCGTTGTGACAACTTCTGCATAAAGTAATGCCATTTTGAACATCAAATCTTAATATGGATGCAGAAGACCATTTTCTAATATGGTGTGCTTGAAGTCCAGACTTTCTTCTACAGTTGGGCATTTGGCATGTAAAGTTGTCGCGTTTATACACGGACATTCGCCATTGTGCATATACTGGGTCGTCGTAGTTTCTTCTCATTTTGGTATAATCACTTTTTTAACTCTAATATCATGTACCAGATCTTTTACGAGTTCCGACGTTTTTTTAGAGTCATCTTGTTTAAGGATAATTTCTACTAGCTTATAAAGGGCGTTGTAACATGCTTCATCAGGATCTTTTGCTTCTACAAAAATAGTTGGATACGGACTGTTGTATTCACCTAAATTGAACTTAGCTAATCTACCCATTACTAACAGTAGGTCCATTTTGACCTTATATATTTTCACTGTTAATCCTTTATATCATGCTCCACCATCATTTTTACGAGATCTTCAAAAGAGTGTCTTGGAGTCCAGTTAAGTTGATTGTTCGCTTTAGAACAATCTCCTCGTAAGTAGTCTACTTCTGCTGGTCGGTAGAATTCTGGATCTTGTACTACATAGTTAGACCAGTCTTCGATACCAATGCGTGAAAATGCTACGTCTAAGAACTCTCGAATCGTATAGGTCTTGCCGGTGCAGATAACATAGTCATCAGGGCAATCCTGTTGAAGCATCATCCACATCGCTTCCACGTAATCTCCTGCATACCCCCAATCTCTAAATGCTTCAAGATTCCCTAAACGTAGCTTTGGAAATTTATGCCCATTAATTATAATAGAGTCTTCATCTACAGTAAATGTGGGCGAATTAGCATCTTTTTTTTCTGGATCTATTGCTCTATTATAAAACTTTAAATAATCTCCGATCCATTTTGTGATTTTCCTCGTGACAAAAGTATCTCCTCGTCGCGGCCCCTCATGGTTAAACAGGATTCCAGAGCTTGTGTGCATACCATAGCCTTCTCGGAATAATCTTGTAATATGATGTGCGGCACATTTTGCAATAGCGTAAGGGCTTTGCGGCATGAATTTAGTGTCTTCATCTTGATATTTATTCTGATTTCTGTCTATGTCATAGTTGCGACCAAACATTTCACTAGAACTTGCTTGGTAGAACCTGACATGGCCCATTTTTAAATCGACCATAGATTGAAGGATATTTAGACAGCCTTTGCCTGTAATATCCCATGTCAGCGCAGGTTGCTTGAACGACACAGCGACGTGTGATTGCGCCGCTAAATTATAGATTTCATCTACGTCATCGTGTTCAGTTAATATACGTGACACACTAAATGCGTCAGTAATGTCACCCTGCTCCAACTTGAGGCTAGGATTATCAAGAATATGGTTGATCCTTTGCGTATTATTGGTGGAGGCTCTCCTGCAAACACCTACTACTTTATAGCCTTTCTCTAATAGTAGGTCTGCAAGGTGACTTCCATCTTGTCCTGTTATTCCAAAAATTATAGCCTTCATATTATTTTTCCTTGTTCGGTATGTAAAAGTCTTCTTTGTTGTCCGGTTTTCCTGAGTCCGCACTGCCCATTAAGGGGTCTTGGGTGCAAATCCTTGGTGAAGTTATAAAGTGATAGTAATGTCTTCCTTTAAGTGAATTTCTTCCAAAGTTGTTTAGGTACCACTGGTCAATTACAAATTTGCCCTCTAGTACAGCCTCTAAGTTATCTGGTATCTCTTTTAATATTACATCGTATATGGTTTCGTTTACAGCGATGCCATGCGTACATGTGCTTTGGTTGTCAACCTCTAAGAAGTTGCAACCGGGAACCTTTGGGAATTCATACTCCCAATTATGCCCACCTAGTTTTAACATGTCCCAATTTCTAGCTCTCAACTCCTTTATCGCATTATCGAAATAATAGTTAAAGTATTTATGAAAGATTGCATCCTCTTCAAATACCAATATCCTTTTGTAATCATGACCTTTTGCATGTTCTATAACCCTCCTGCTAGCCAGAGTGTGTCCAGCAAAGTGGTTGTTATACTTTCTGCTATCTACAGCTTCAAAATATTGAGGTTCGGCCTCTGGATAAAATCTTTGTAGTCCCTTTCTGAGTCTAGCAAACTTTTCCATCCTTTCTGGTAAGCATATAACATAGATGTGATCAAAGTAATCTATCATTAGTCCTGAACTGTGTCTGGAGTTAAAAATGGTTGATCTACCATATCGTCTGTGTACTTGTGAAATTGCGCTAGGCGCTCTTTCTCTTTCTGCATCGCTAAACGCATCTTCTCCATCTCTAATCCGTACTGCATTGTGACTTCTGGATTTGTAACAAGATATGTCATCCACCCAGAGAAATTTGTTTTACTGTCTTCTAATCTTTTAACCCGCTGCTCTCTTGTTGCCTTCATCTCTTTGAGCATCGAATTCTTCTTTGTTTGAAGTTCACGGTAGTCTTTGTTCAGAGACTCCTGTGAAGCCTTCAGAGAGGCTACCTGACGCTCCATATTAAAAAGGCCGTCTCTATCTATCTGATCTGGATCACGCTGTCTCTCAGCCAGTATGAGCCTTTCTAGGGTAGATATCTGCTCAATGTTATCTTTGTTATGTTTGAGGGCGCGGTTCATAAGTAGTTCTAGTTTAATTAAGTCTACTACTTGTAATTCTTCTGTAGGAATAACGTCATCTTTAAACTGTGAAATGATTCTTGCCCAGTGATATTGGAATAATTTAAGTTCATCATCAGTAAATTGTTGTTTTAACTCTACAAAGTATGGTCTAAACATAAGATCGTACTGAGCTTGCTCTAATTCTTCTGGCTTATCCATCCAAGCTGGGCGGTCTAGCTCGTTTTTTGCAACTTTTTTCTTGATAAAACCGAGAACGCTGTCTGGATCTCGGTCTAGTTCGGTTGCTATTCGGTCTAAACCGAGATTCAGGTTGCCTCTGATGAATTTTTCTTCATCTTTGGAGATTCTACCTTTCTTCATGGTAGCCATGCTCCTCTAGAATGTCTAAAATAGTGTCAATTACATCATCCCTTTTTTGTCTTGTGATATAGACCTCGTTAATCATCTTGAGGTAATCCATTCTTAGGTTTGCTGGGAGGTGTAGGTTGATAAGATCGACCATATCTCTTAGTTCTATGTCCTCATAACTGATTGTCAAGCTGCCCTCATAATCCACAATTGAATTTGCATGTTCTAACTGGGCGGGTTGTGTCACTTTTACTCGACATTCACTGTCTCCAGCGATGTAGTAATTGTCTCTAACGAAATTTTTTAAACGATTAGAAAGATTTACGCTGAGGAAGTTTTCCAGAGGGCGAGATTCATCATATCTATGTAGGGCTTCCATGCAAATAATAAAGGCTTCCTGTTTTATATCTTGCACTGTATAGCCATGAAAGGTATAGCGAGGGGCAATTCTGTCGCAAACTATCTGAATTTGCTCTATAACTTGTTCTTCGTTCATTCCTTTTGGTATTTTCATAATCAATCCTCCATTTTCAATGTTTTCCAAGATGTTCCGTCCCAGCCTTCAAACGATTTTTTTCTATTGTTGAATATAATTGTGCCGGGTTGGGGGTTCAGAGGGCGAGATCTCTGACTTTTTAGATGTAGGGCGTTGCTATGAACGGTAGAATTCTTAGCCTCTAGCTCAAAATGATTAGATTTAGTGACTAGGGCGGTATCTGTATTATATAAGAGTTCGTCTATGGTTACAGATCTTACATCGCCATTGATCATTCCGAGTGTTTGATTGTCCTTTAGCGGCACAATCTCTGGTAGGCCATCACCTAGAGAGCAAACTACGGAATTTTTAATAAGAAAGAGCGAACTTTCAGAGGTTGGATTGATTGAAGTGACAAATAGGTGCTTTTTCTCTGTGAAAGTTATAGGTCTTCTTGATAAAAGCCATCCGTCCTTGTCTCTGTAGTATTTTATAGGTTGAGTTCTTCTTAGTCTAAGGACTTTTGATGAATCTCTGTATACTTCACCAACGCCAATTTCTGATTCGAGCAGGACTCTCTTGGGGAACTTTTGAGAATCAAATAGCTCAACGTGATAAAAGAATAGGGAGCCTAAAGGAATAACCCTGTGAAGCTCAAATTGTTGAGGTAGTTGGATATGATAACTGTTTGCTAATTTAAGAAGGTCAGAAGATAAGCCTAATAGGGCAATATCTTTTTCTTTTTCAGCCTGACCAATTATGATACCGTAATTAGCCGTCGCTATTTTTCTCTCTTGTGTCATTTTCAATCAGTTCCTTTAGTGACCCATCTGCTTTTGATAGGTCTTCCTTTATTTCTTCGTTAAGGGCGGCTGT